TTCTCGTCCAGCAAGGAAGAATCTCCGGGTCCGCGGAGGGCGGAGATGGTGATCTTGTCGATCGGGTACTGGTTCGCGAGAGTTTCCATGTCCGAAACGTTGCCGCTTCCCATGGGCAAGCTCTCGTTAGCCGAGAAAAAGTAGGCGCTCATAAGGGTGCTGAGGGTGATAAGGAGGGCGAAAAGTGTGGTGAATAGGGATGGTGAGTTGTCTCTGTATTTTGTGTGTTATCTCGTCGGCTCAGACAAGATAGGACCAGGATCACTCTCTATGTCACCATCTTCGGTTAAGTCGTGGACGTAGTCGGACCTGCAAATTTTATTGAGTCTGATCTTCTTGCGGATTTGCCGAACTGTGGTCCGTATATTCTGCATTAATCCGAAGAAACTTCCGTCCACTCGGAAAGCATCTTTGTACCCAGCCTCTTCGAGAGCGGTGATGATTCTGTGCACTCGGTAGCGCGGAGCGTAAACTCGACACGCGGCTTCAATCTTCGCTTTCTGGGACTCGGGGATTTCGTCATTTCCTAGGCCAAGCGCGTTGACCTCTTCTTCATCTCGAGACAGCCTGTCTTTGTTCGATGACGCCTTCAAGGCTGTTTTATTCTTCGATTCGATGCCGGTTCTAATCTTATCTGCTTCGAAGAATTCTTTGAGGAAGCGTGACTTATTGGTGCTCAAACCCTCTCTGTGTTCTCGGTAATACGCGCAAAGACTCCTAAATCTTCGGAAGTAGGTTCTCCTAGCGTCTTTCGTCAAGTACACGAAAGTCGCGCAAACTGAATCAGCGTCTTGTTGTCCTAACATCTCAAGTGACTGCCTATACGTCTTGTAGAGATGTGCTTTGATTTCATGCTCTTGGTCACCTTCCAACAAGATATCTTCGCAACTGCGTATGATCGGACGATCAAGACATTCGCTTACGAATTCCTGCTAGTGAGTCACCAAGACGCGGTGAAGGTCTGCGGGCGTACTCGTGAAAGTGCTGCTGAGTCCACTTTGCGGAAAGTAGTAAGGTAGTGTTGGTTCGTAAGAGGTCGGAACGGTCAGGCGTTTCTCTACGTTAAGTTTCTTTCCCAGCAGCGAAGGAAGTTCGTTAATCTCAAGGGTAACGTAGGGTCCGTTTTCCTTAATCTGCTCTTCGAGGAATGAAAAGTCGTCGCCATAAATCGCCTCATTCAGCCTGAGGATCTCATCCGATGGTTCGATCATCAGGGTTTGTGCTTTGTGCTGGATTTCCTTACGCTCCTTGGCCATGGAGGCAAAGAAAGTAAAGTCATCCTAAGTAAAGTGAGGCCTCTCGTCTCCGAGTCGCGCAAGAAGGTTTCGGAATACGCGAACGAGGCTACAGGCTCTCTTCACCTTGTTCTTGTACTCGCTATTGGAGCGCATGAGCTCTATTCCTTTCTCCAGCTCAGAGATCCTGATTGACAAGTCGGTTCTGAGGAACTTATACGATGACTGGCATGGAGCCTTGCTCAACATGCGGGATAAGTTGGCAGCAGCGCCGATCTCAAGTCGCTTGATTCCATCTTCGACTCTTTTACAGGTGAAGCCTTGTTTCGTTAAGAGTCGTGATATTATGGGTATGAATTAACCATCCTCCTGGACAGTGTTGTTGAGGAAATCTCCAGTGTTGTTAAGGACACGGTGCCAGTTATCCTCACATTCCATACCAAGACACTTGGAAACGAACGCTCTCCTGGTGTCATACTTGTTAGTGGCGACGAGGCTATCATCTCCTTCGGTAAGATACTCGCACTAACGCATGTTGCCGTTTTTGATTTTCTCCGTGGCCTATATGATGGCTTGGTTAAGCATGCCGTTAGATTCCGAGGTTCGCTTGTTTCCGCTATTGTTCACGGGATGCAACTTCATGACGCAATAGTCTTTGAAAATCGTGTAGTGTTCGCGCAGATTATCGCGGAGGTGTTTAGCATAGTCGCTGCCGCAAAGATGATGGAGCAATGAGGACTCGAGGTGTTTGATATACTCAGAATGTGAGGAGTCAAACTACTTCACGTCACAGCAGTAGAGGTAAGTGTAACCGACCAAAAGGTTTTCGACCAGTTCCTGGAGCTCCGTGATGTTCTTCCCTTTAATATGGTGTTCTAGTCCCGACTCAGTCAAGCGAAGACCAGTAAAGTAGTCTTTGTAAACACCACTACCTACAATATTGAAGGGGTTGGATCCATT